TATAAAGCTTAAATTCAATCGTTTCGTCTTTTTCAAAGTCAAGTCCTATTTGATTAATAACAAAAAGTAAGTGGTCAGATGAAATAGGATTTATCCTGTACCCGACCAGCTTACTTGTATTTTCTATCAAATCATCTGTTGCATCAGCAACCCTAAACATATAGACATTGTCCATAATAAAGTTAGGCGTTATTAATTCGCTTAATACAACTTCGATTGAACTTCTTATTTTATCCTTTATAACCAACGACTCCAAAGTAGTTTCTTTCCAGAATGCAGCTTCTGTAACAGCATTGCCAGTATTTGTCGATACAATTGAAATATAATACTTACTATTGGCAGTTACCACATCATTCAAACTAAACGTGTTATTATAGTTATCGTATGTAGTAGCACCAACATAAGCGGCTATGGTATATGTTGACAAATCAGGTAAAAATGCTTCAATGTTTTCAAGATTAACAACAGGATGAACACCCGTGTTAAGGTATCTCTTTGACGTTGAAACGCCTGTTATGTCAGCATCCAATACCGTAGTATTACTATTCAGTGAATCCTTAAACGTTAATAGTTTATCGGAAAAAAACTTTGTCTGTATGTCGTTTAAATCGTACATTATTCTTTTTTAGCTTTAATGGAATCCGCATCCACTTTTCCGGCTTTAGTAATTTGTTCTTTTGCCTCTTTGTCCAGTTTTAAGATAAAATCCATTGATTTTCTTGCAGGTAATTCTAATAATCCCTCTATTGCCAAATTGAATTCTTCTCTTGTAAATTTAATAGTTACAGTTTCCATATTTACTAAATTAAATAATTAAGCTACTCCCATGTATTGCCATTTGCTTCCATCAGATACAAACAATTTGCCTCTACCTGTTGCGTTTGAAGTAAGAGCCATTGAGCCAACTGTCTTAGTTGTTGTTGTAGTATTAGCAGTAATAGCAGTTGTTAAAGCTACGACTGATAATCCATTACTCAATATAATATCAGCACCAGAATAATTAGCTGAACTCATATTAATACCATTAGTAACATCACCTGCTGTATTTGACATTAAAATATCATTTACAACCGCAGTTTTTGAATTATTTTCATTTTCAAGAAAGATATTAGCAGTACTGATACCTTGATTTTGAATACGAAGTCCATAGTCCATTCTTACGCCAGCACTTGTAGTTTTTGCAGTAAGTTTTATTCCATGAGTATCAACACTCATATTTGTTTCTGGAAGAAAAACAAGGTCAACAACACTAAGAGTTCCGCCGGCAGTTGTTGCAACATCGCCAGCGTTATATGGTCCGAGATAACCACCTATTGAAGAAATATCATCCAACACACCTATATCATAAGTTGATGAAAGGTCAATCCCTCCTTCAATACCTCTACATTGATTTACAACTTTAGCACTAGAAGCTAAATCTCCAAAGTACACATGTCCTTTTGTTCCAAGAGCATTTTGTACTGAGTGCCCTACTCTGGCTAAACCCCAAATTCCATAAGAGCCCCCAGCAGTCATATCTGCTCCTGTTCTCCATACGGTGTATTGTGGTCTAGCATAATCATCCGATATTTGTGTTTTATCCTGACCTGTTCGCTCAGTGGATACTCTGGTTCCTTTCCCGTCTGTTCCTATTTTTACATATTCTGACATATCTTTTGATTATTAAGTTGTTGCACCTGTTGTTTTAACAATGTCATTAACCCTTGTGGTTAAATCTGAATTATAGTTCGTTACTAAAAAGAACTTATCTAAGAATCCCCACTCTTCATAAGAAGTCATTCTTAATTCCCCAGTAGTTTCACCTAGAGCTGAAGCGTCTGTTGCCTCGCGATTATGGAATACATTTAATTTCTCACCTATATAAGGTGCAGGAGTTGGTGTAATTCCCCAAACTTTAGAGTCAACAACTGTTCCGGTTCTGAAATCAAAAGGATAGTTTTGTACTGATCCAATAGCTCCATCTCTTAATAGATAAGCTACAAATTGGAATGAACTTGGAGCAATACCTAAAGTCTCGAAAAACATTGGCAATTGGTTCAATGCAAATTGTCTGTTTTCAGCATTGACAGCACCAAACTTTAAAATCTCGTTAATTGCAAGATTAAAACCCCCTTCATTAACAACCATATTATAATTACCAACCTTTTTGTTGATTCTCATAATAGTTTTAAGGTTGCTAAATAAAACATCTTTCTGAGCTGCTAAGTCACAAGTCAAAGTATCAAGCGCGCCATCAAACGCAAAAGCACCATCTCCATGATTAATCTGAGCTTCACCATCTAATACTTGTGTTTTATAAGTACTCAATGCTGTTGCAATTTGAGTTTCCTTTGCGGCTGCCATTGCGGAAAATACCTCGTCATACTTATTTGCTAAGTATGTTTCCATTTCAATAGTATTGTTCACGAAATAGCCCGGGTAAACTCTGAAGCCTGAAAAAATCGAAACTGAAGTCAATGTCTTCTGTTCTGATACTGATAAATGTTCTGGAATGGTAAAACTCTCTACGGAAGTAGTAGTAATAACATCCTCTTTAAGTCCGGTATATTGAGTTGTTTGTCCTTGCACTGTTTGTAAATGTGCTTTTAATGCAGGACTTGCTAGCACCTTATTCTTAGGTGAATTGTGCTTCAAACACTCAATTAGGCCGTACCTTTGATTTTCTTTTTCTGTTTGCGTTACCTTGTCTTGGTAAGCGTTATAAACAGAAAAATCAATATACCTGTCTGCCATAATTAAAAATTTAAATTGTTAATAATTGGTACTAGCAATAGTCTGTTATTATAGTACGTTGTTTTCCTTACAAAGCTCCTTAAATCTATCAGAGAATTTGTCGTCAAGAAGTTTAATTCCTTCATTACCGACAATATACGCCTGAATGATGTTTTGAGCCATTCCTTTTGCTGTTCCTTCAGGAATTGATAGTACAGTAGTCTTTTTTTTGTTTCCTGCTCCACCGCCTCCCTTGTCCTGATCTATCAGGATTAAATCTTTTAATTCTTCGTCACCTTTCAATAAGTCAGATACTAAAAACTTTTGATAGTCTTTTGTTCCAATTAATTTACCATTGTCATCAAAAGACAATTCATATACTTCTTTAATACGGTCTATCGCATTTGTTTTCTTTGCTTCTAATTCGAACTGATTAACGCTGTCATCAAACTTAGGCATTGAATCCTTTAATGATCGGTTTAATTCAGTTGTAGAGTACTTTGTTTCAAGTGTATCATACTTAGCTTTCCATTCCGTATCTTTTGCTTCTAGTAGCCCTGGTATCTTTTTAAGTTCCTCCTGCGCTATTTGTAAATCTGCCTTTAAAGTTTCATCTCCTTTGTGGTTGGCAAACTTTTCTTCTGCAATCCTTACCTTTTCTTCTGCAGCCGTGATCTTTTGCGCTGAAGCTGTTGGTAACCATTCAGCACCTAGTCTTTCGAAATAGGTTGAATATTTTTCGCCTTCATTTTTATTAATCCCTGTTAAGGTTTTTAGTTTTTCGGCAGCACCATTAAAAATACCATCAGCATTTTTATTTGCCAATGACTTTAATTCAGTTTCTTTTGCCGCGTAAACACTATTTACAACCTCAATCTGTTCAGGTGTAAATGCTTTTTCTTTTATTTGTTCTTCTGATAACATAGTCTATTATGTTTTTGTATTAATTTATACTGTAAATTCCGGTTCAATTGCTTGGATTTTCTCCAATAACTTAGCATCTCCAATGTTTTCCCTAAACTTAATTTTTAATTCAGTCGCCTTTGATTCCATTGCTAATCTGCCCGGTGTCTTTACTGGGATAGCAGCTTTTTCAAGATCCTCAATCTTCTGAGCCATTTTAGCCATCATTTCAGATTGCTCTTCAATCTTTTGCGCTGATGTCTTAGGCTTAGTTCCTGCCTTGGTGCTTTTCTTAATCATTGCATTAATTTCATCCTTACGGGCATCATCAGGAATTGAGATAGCCTCTTTAGTCTTTGTTGCTGGTGTGTAATTAATACAACTCAAACATTCAATTTCGCACATTCCGAGCTTCTTCCAGTTACTATCAGTAATGATATTGGTCATCTCAAACTCATCGTACTTAGGCGTTATCACCTGATTTTTCAGCTTCCCGCTCGCGTTATATTGGGTTTCTTTGCCCATTACCATTTTCATTTTGTAAACTCTCATAGTCTATTATGATTAAATTATTTAATAGTGTTCTTGCTGTATTTAATTTCTGTACTCCTGATACATTGTCTCCAAAATAATCAGTGTAAAATATATTCAGTTCTCCATAGTTAGATTCAAATAAATCTACATAGTAATTAAAGTTTAGCCTCAATTCTCTCATTTTAGGATCAACTGGCTGTAATGATATAAACTCCTTATCGGTTAATGTAGAATATGGAAGTAGTTTATATAGAAGATTATTCCTTAGTAATTCGCTTGGATTATTTTTGTAAATAGAATAATTAATCCTGCTAATGATATTCTCTTTATCAATAGGATCAATAGCCTTTTCTAATGAGTCCCGTAATTCAAATTCAGTCTCCAAATAAAAATCAGTCCCTTTGTCAATAAAGGCTTCTTTAAATGACTTCTCAAAAACAATAGTAAGCATTTTACTATCTAATGATGTTTGTAGCTCTGATAACTGACCGCTTAATTCAATTAATGTATTCTCAAGTGTTTGGTTTCCCCTTGCAATCTGATCCTTATTCTTAGCTTGACTATTTGAATCTTCAACTCCCCTTCCTACAATTTGATACTTTATCTCACTGTATTTTTTATCTACAAACTCATCCCACCATTTCAGAATATCAGTAGGTATATAATGGAACTTAACGAAATTAGCATTCAGATCAAATGGCCTTTCTCCATTTTCCCCAAACTTAGGCACTGGCATTCCTACAACTGTTCCTGCTTGTATTATTGTATTTGAATTACATATAGGACATTTAACTAACTTATCCTTATTGCTTAATACTCCATTACTACTTGCTAAATATCCTTTTTGGCATACAGTTCCATTTTCAAACTTAGTATTACATGCCTCGTTGTTTTTCTTATAATGTGTAATAACAGGCATTGCACCGTTCGGCAAACACATTTTTTGAAGCGTATAATAATTCACATAGTTCTCAAACTTCTCTAAAAAGTTAGAAAATATGCTTTTCCGAATTACAAATCTTTCTGAGTTTAACGGATTAACTGAAATAAAATCAGCAGGACATTGTTCTATTTTGTGTGTGTTCTGTGATTCAAATACATACTCCTCTTCATACTTCGTATATACTGAATAAAACTCATCAGTATAATAGTAATATCTTATCTCACCATCTTTATTTAATCCCTCGAATGCTATCTTTTTAATCTTACCGTCAGCGGTTGGCTCAATTGCTAATACTGAAGATATGCTTATAAAGTATCGATAAGGCTTTTTGCTCTCTATATAATCGGTTATGATTATTGAATTATGAGCATTAATCAGTCGTTTAAAAACTTCATCTTTGTAAAAACCTGCGTACTCTTTAAGTAAATCTTCTGATTTTAGCTTGCTGGCATTAGATGAAAATACATAATCGTAATAAGCATTAGTAGCATCAAATACCTTTTTGAGTTCTGGGATTATATCATCTTGGATCAATGATGCTGTTGGCAGTGGGTGTCTAAGATACTTCATGAAGGAAGTGAAATTCTCTTTTCTCATCCATCCTTTAACCCAATTAATAAAAGGATTAGAGGTGTCCCATAACCTATCTATTGATTCTAAATTATTAGCATAACACTCAGAGTTCAAGTGCGTTTGTATAAAATAAGCAAGCTGCTTTTCGTAAGAAATAGCCTCTTTTATCTCACCCTTATGCTTACAACTCTCTAAAAATTCCTTCATAATCTTTAAATGACGTTGTAAAAATAAACTTTTTTTTTCACTTTATGACTAAAATCATAGATAATGTTAAAATAATTTTGTATGTGAACGCTTAGGCATGGAAAAGCCCGATCCTTTGATCGGGCAAAACCTAAACTAATTAACAAAACCTAAAACTAATTTATGAAAGGTTAAATATACAACTTTTTTTAACTAAAATCAATATCTGAATAGTATTCGTCTATTTCTCCATTCCTAACTTCAAATATCATTGCCATTAATAGCATGTCTAAATAATCCGGTGAGTGTCCAAGATATTCTTTCATTTTATCTTTTGAAATCAACTGCTTTTTACCTTCATCTTTATCGATACTATCGCGCTTCAGGCACATTGAAATTTCTTTCTTGATTTCCTCCTTCTGTTCATTCGAACATTTAATAAATATCTCGCGGTTGTTTATTTTCTCAGCTAATTTAAACCCGCATTCAGACTTAAGCTTGGCAAATTCCTTTTTGTTAATTGCCGAAGCTCCACCATGAAATGTTTTAATATTCTGAATGTAGCTTTCAAGATATGCACCAAGACCGTCGCTATCTGCAACTATATTTGAATTGCCAACCCCTTTTGAATTTTTTAGTTCTTTTAAATCTAATTCAATGCTTCTGCCTGTGCTTTTAGCCTTATCTAAGGCAATAGAACAAATCAACCCCTCCCAGTATCCAGCAATAAACTTATCGCGTCCTTGCATGGCTAAGTCGGCACTAATTCGTTTTACTCCTGGCTTAACATGGGTATTTGTGAACATGTCGCAAATTGCATCATAATTACATAGAATACTGGGGTCATCATTGTAATCCCAGTTTCCGAATAACAGCCTTTGTTTACTTGCATCATCTAACTGATTAAGGTTATCAATGTATGATGGGTCAATGTCTGGATTATCGGTTACGAGAGATTGAATAAATTTATAATTAGGTGGTAGTTTATTGTCTTTATTCGCCTTGAAAAAATCTGAGTAAGCCCAATTCTTAGAAGGGTTACATGTCATTAATAGTTTTGGCACTAGATTATTTTGTGAAAGCTTATACCGTATTCTTGACCTTACGATTTGTTTTGCCTTTCTTGTTACCTGATTGGCTTCATCTATAAAGGCATCTGTTATTTCTAATGATCCAAGTTCGTCAAAGTCTGGATCTGAAGGGTAAGCAAATAAATCTTTTAGTAATATCTCAGATCCATTATAAAAAGATATTACGCCTGATTGCTGGTTGTATTTAAAATGAACGTTCGGCTTTACTTGCTGCATTTTAGCAACCTCAAAAAATGTATTTAAAGTTGTTTCTTTTAAGGTCTTTAATTTTGATCTGCCAATCAACCCCCTAGTTTCTGGATATTTTAATCTATTCTTTAATTGCCAATAACAACCGATTACCGATTTCCCGCCACCTGCACCACCTCCAAAAAGAAGCTCATTAATAACATCATCTTCAAGGTAATCAATAGCCAGTGTTTGTTTTTTACTTAGAATCATAGGTTTTTGTTTCGTCCCATGATATATTTATATTATCTGTATTTTCAATTCTATCAGTCCATCTATAATTAGACTTCAAATTAACAATTGCAGTAGCCTCTTTTATCTTTCCTTTTTTAGCGTTTCTAAAACAATTTGTTTCACAGTTCTCTAATATCTGGTTATATATAGGTTTTAAGTCTGTAAATTTATCAGCAACATAATTTATTTGAGATCGCCCTATCCTTAGTTTCTGACATATTTCACCAACAAAATCATAATCTTCATCATACGATAATTCAAGAGCTTGTTCTATCAATCCTTTAGCTGTTATTAAGTCCCATTTTTCAGCGTTTGTATTTCCTTTAGGTGCTGCCATAGCTATTATTTTATCTGATTAAAAAATAAAGTCCAATGCAAATAAATATAGATGCAATCGAAATAACGCCAATTACTACTATCTTATATGATTTATAATATCCATCTATAATGTCTTTTCTTGACTCTAAATGGTGTTTATAGTTTCCGTGTTGGCTCATTTGATATTGCATTTAAGTGATTTCACGTCAATAAACTTATTCTTATAGCTCCTGAATAAATATCCAACTATCTTTTGAAACCGGGTTGTTTTATCCCATCTTGTTTTATCAGCACTTCCTATAATGCCTCCGCTTTCTGTTATAAAGATAACTCCGTATTCTTTAGCCTCTGTCATTTTGTTTCTTTATTTGGTGCTAAGATAGACCATTTAGAGCCGCTAAATATATGCATTAATTCCATGAGTT